TGGTGATGAATAACTCCATGAAGCGCAAACGGGCCTACACAGGCCGGTTCTGCACCATCTTCTACTGCGACAAGGTGCAGGCAAGCCGCTGCTGCGCCGACTGCGACAGGCGGTGCGCCAACGCCTGCCAAAACCACCCATCGCGGTGCGGGCTGGAGGACAAGGCCCGCAGGAGAAGGAGGGAAAGAAAGTGCTGACCATCACGATCCAGGTGAATGCGCCGTCCGGTCAGGCCATCGGCATCAAGGAGGACATCGCCGCCTATCTGGAGAAGTTCGGCGACGCCAGGGTGGTGTCCGTCGTGGAGAAGCTGCCGGAGCAGCTGCGGATGGACAGCCCGCCGCAGCGCGGCGCTGGCCCCGCCGAGCGCACCCGGCAGGCGGTCTACGCAACCGGGAACAGGTGGGCCATCGAGAACTTTGAGGCCACGCACAGCTGAATGGGAGGTGATCCACGATGACGAAAGAGGAATGGAAGCAGGCGGAGGAGGCCCTGACCCACTTCTTCCATCCGGTGGAGCTGAAGGTGGACGGATACGACATCACCTTGATTTTGGAGCGGGTGAGCGTGTATCAAAACAAGATCATGGTCTATATCGGCGGCGAGTTCCGGGGCCAGTGGATGGCAGAGGACTGTGATGAGCGCCGCCGCTTCCTGCAGGAGCGGAAGCACAGCATCCTCTCCGGCAAACAGATGGCCGAGTTTGAACGGTTACCGAAGCGGAGGCAGAAGGAGCTGCGCGAGAAGTACCCCATGCAATATTCCTGCTTCACCCCGCAGTGGTCATCCTTCCGGGCGCTGAAGAAACACTTCTGCGCCAACAACCAGAGCATCGAACTGGTCAAGGTATGAGCAGGGGGCTTCGGCCCCCGGCCCTAATGCAGCTCCCCCATGGGGGAACGGTCACAAGCCCGTGGAAATGCAGAGTGAGGCATTACAAGAACAGAAGGAGGTTGAGCTAATGCGAAACGCATCGAAGCGCATGGGGAAAAAGGGCACCCTGACCATCCCGCAGCACCTTCGGCACGAGCTGGGGCTGCAGGGCGGCACCGCCGTGGATCTGACCCCTACGGGGGACGGCGGGCTGGTGATCGAGAAGCACCGCCCCACCTGCAATATCTGCCAGGGCACCTATGAGGTGGTGACCTTCCGGGGCTTCCAGATCTGCCGGGAGTGCTTCCTGGGCATCCGGGAGGAGGTCGAGAAACTTGGCTGACACACTGCTGGAGCTGCAAGCCAAGAAGGAAGAGCGGGCCGACCAGGTACGGCGCTATGTGGACGAGTACGCGGCCCTGGCGCTGGAGGCTGACCGCATCAAGCAGCGGATGGACTGGCTGAAGGGCCAGTTTGAAACCATGGCCACAGCCGCGCTGAAGGACACCAAGCTGCTGTCCATCAGCTATTGGGGGAGCCAAAACAGCCGGGTGACGGTGACGAACACGGCCACGGTGAAGCCCATCTCCCTGACCATGGTGAAGAAGGTGCTGGGCGAGGTGGCCGGGGACTTTGTGAAGTCCGAAACCGTGGACAAGATGACGGAACCCTGCAAGCGGCTGCTGGCCATGGTCTGCCAGGGCAACTTCACGATGGGCAGCCTGGAGGAGACCATCCGGGCCATCACCGGCGACGCCAAGATCCAGGCGACCCTGCGGAAGAAGCTGAAGGGGCGCTATGAGAAGGACAAGGCGCTGCTGGAGAAGGTGGCGGGGCTGCCGGAGCAGGAGGCCAGCGACTGGGCGTTTCTGGCCGCCGAGGTCATCAACTGGGAATGGCTGGCGCAGGTTCTGGAGGCCGCAGGCTGGGAGGGCACCACCCAGGAGGCCATTGACATCATCCGCGCCGCCGTGATCGTGGAGGAAGGCATGAAGGTCGGCGTGGAGGCCGAGCAGCCGGAAGTGTAACAGAAAGGAGGGGCGGGCATGGCAGCCATCAACGCCCAGCAGATCAGGAAGATCTATGCCATCGGGAATGCCCTGGGCATTGTGGAGCGCGGGAACGAGGACGATGACCTACACGCGCTGGTGTCCGCCCTGACCGGGAAGGACTCGGTGAAGTCCCTGACCTATGCGGAGGCCCAGGCGGTGATCACCGACCTGCAGAAGCGCCAGGGCGCGGCCCCGCTGCCCCGGCACAAGCCCAAGACCCACCCGGAGCGCCCAGGCGGGGCCACGGACGGCCAGCAGCGAAAGGTGTGGGCGCTCATGTATCAGCTGGCCAAGGCGGATAAGGAGCCGAGCACGGCCTCCCTGGGGGAGCGGCTGTGCGGCATCATCCGCAAGGAGCTGAAGGTGGACTCCACCCCCCAGCAGCCCTTTATCTGGCTGGACTTCCGGGCCTGCAACAAGCTGATCGAGGTGCTGAAGGGGTATGTGAACAACGCAAAGCGAGGTGGTGGGCACGGATGAGCGCGCTGGATCGGGTGCAGATGTCCGACCTGGATGAGGAACAGCAGCAGGTCGCTGAGCTGATCGGCCTGGACAACTACAAGCGGCTGGTGTCTGTGTTCGGGGGCCTGTCCATCTACATCCCCAAGGCGGACGCCTGGGAGCGGATGGCCCGCGATGAGCAGATCCGCGAGGAGTTCGACGGATACAACTTCAAGGAGCTGGCCGGAAGGTACGGATTGACAGAAGTGCGGATCAGGAGTATTGTATCAGATAAGATGCGGGAGTTCCGCGCCCGGCCCATGGATGGGCAGCAATCCCTCTTTTAACTAATTTCATAAAGGGCTTTATTTTCCCGCTTCGCAAATAGAAGGTACAATCGGTGTAAATCCGATGTACCTTCTATTTTTTTGCGCGGGGGTTTTTGTATGAACTTTGATGCTGGCACCTGGTGGCTGGCGCTTCTCCTCCTGGGAGGGCTGACCGGGGGCTTTTGGTTTCTTTTGAAGCGCACTGTATTTGAGCGCGTGGATAAGCTGGAGCGGTCGGTCGGCGAGAGCGTCAAAAAGGGCGACTACGACAAGGACATGAAGGAAGTCCGGGAGGACATCGAGAAGATCAAGGCGAACTATATCACGAAGGAGGACTTCTTCCGGGAGCAGGCCAAGACCGACCGGAAGCTCGACCGCATCATGGATATATTGCTGGAAATGAAAGGGGATAAGAAGGGTGAGTAATCTCGAAAAGCGCGCGCTGCGGGCGGGCAGCTTTGTCCACAACAACGGCAAGGTGCTGCGGACGGTGAACATCCTCCGGCTGAAGTACAACAAGCTGACGGGTGTGCAGAGCGTCCTGGAGGATGACGGCATCGCCGAGGATGAGTTTCTGGACAGCGTAAACTTCCTGACTGAAGAGGGCTACATCCACCTGCGGCGCATCTCCAATAAAGAGCCTGCGGCCCTGGCCGACACGGACTACACGGCGCTGGAGGCCAAGCTGACCGGCAAGGGCATCCGGCTTCTGGCCGGGGGCATCGAGGACGATATGATCGAGGTGTAAGGGATGGGCAAGAAAGCGGGCAACCGAAAGCACAGCAAAATAGACGCTCTCGACCCCGCTCTGCGGGAGACAGTGGAGCAGATGCTCCTGTCCGGCAGCACCTATTCCGAGATCGTGGACTTCCTGGGCGACAATGGGGTGGGCATCTCCGTCGCCAGCGTCTGCCGCTACGCCAGGGCATACCAGGCCGAAGTGCAGATGCTGAACATGGCCCAGGAGAACTTCCGGCGCATGATGGATGAGCTGGACAAATACCCCGACCTGGACACCACGGAGGCCATCATCCGGCTGACGAGCCAAAACCTGCTCACAGCCCTGGCCAACACCTCGGAGGAGGACTGGCAGGGCGTGAGCGTGGACAAGATGCTGCGCGAGGCCAACGCGCTGGTGCGCGCGGCGGCATACAAGAAGCGCGTGGAGATCCAAAACCAGGACACCACCGAGGCGGGCCTGGATGCCGTCAAGTCCCTGGTGTGGGAGGCGATGGCCAAGGAGCGGCCTGACCTTTACCGCCAGGTCAATGAGTTCCTGAACAGCAAGAAACAGGACGGACTGGAAGCGAGGTGAGGACATGGTAAGATGGTATGTCCTGCAGGTATCAACCGGGCAGGAAACCGGAGTGCGCGACGCGCTGCAGGGCCTGGGCATCCGGGCGGCAGTGCCCCGCGAGGAGCGGGCGATCCGCAGCGGCGGGGGCTGGACAACGAAGGTCTACACGCTGCTGCCGGGCTATGTATTCCTGGCGCTGGAGTACAGCGCGGAGAACTACTACCGGGTGAAGGCGATCCCCCATGTGCTCCGCTTCCTCGGCCCCAACGGGCTATCCCCCTCCTATCTGACCCACCTGGAGGTGGAGTGGCTGCGGCTGCTGGACAACGGCGGCGAGGTGCTGAAGCCCTCCAGGGTGGAGGAGCTGCCGGGAGGCGGTGTGCGGATCGTGGAGGGTGTGCTGCGTAACTTCCCGATCAGCAGCATCGACTATGACAAGCGCACACGCCGCGCCAAGGTGGAGATCAGCTTGTGCGGGGAGCCGAAAACGCTCACCCTCTCCGTGGAGGGGGACGGGAGCGAGGAGGCTGTGGTTTAAAAGGCGTTTACAGGAAGCCGGACAAAGCAGGCGGTTGATTCGTCCCGCCTGGGGAGGCCGGTGGAAATACAGTGGAAAAGAACCGGGCTGAACAGCAGGCTGGGTGGCGAAGCACACCCCTTCGCCCCCTGTTTTTCACCCCCGGTTCTTTCTATTGCCCGGAATACCGTTTAAGCCGCGCACAAACCCCTTTAAATTCGCCGCACCGGGCAGGCGGGGGTAATTCCCCCAACGGTCCGGAAAGGCCGCTGTGGGGCGTTTACGGCCCTCTGTTGAAAGCGGGAGGAGGACAGGCCATTTTGAATGAGCGAAAAAAGCAGAGCATCAACGCCCTGGCGGGAGCCATCGCCGAGGCGGAGAGCCAATTATACAGTGAGGAGGGCACAGATTTAAACGGTCTGCGCGCACTCCTAAAAGGTTTCTTAAACAAGGACGACTCCCCGGAGCGCGTCCAGCTTCGGCGGGAGTTTGAAGCGGGGCACCCCATGACGGGGCCGGGGGGCCTGCGCTGGAAGCTGGGAGCCATCGACATGGAGTTCTTTGGGCGGGCCTACTTCCCCCACTACTTCAGCAAGCCCTCCCCGGAGTTTCACCGGGAGTTGGACGCGATCTGGCAGCAGGGTGTGCTGAAGGGGCGCTATCCCCTGACGGCGGAGGACACCAAGATGATCAGCCGCCTGCCGGGAACACGCCGGGCGGTGGCGGCCCCCCGTGGACACGCCAAATCCACCAACCTGACCTTTAAGGGGACGATGCACTCCACCTTGTACGGATACAAGCATTATCCCATCATCATCTCGGACAGCTCCGAGCAGGCCGAGGGCTTCCTGGATAACATCCGGGTGGAGTTCGAGGAGAACACCGCGATCCTGGAGGACTTCGGGTCGCTGGCGGGCAGCGTGTGGCGCAGCAATGTGCTGGTGACCAAGACCAACATCAAGATCGAGGCCATCGGCAGCGGCAAGAAGATCCGTGGCCGGAAGCACCGGAACTGGCGGCCCGACCTGATCATCCTGGATGATGTGGAGAACGATGAGAATGTGCGGACGCCGGAGCAGCGCAAGAAGCTGAAGGACTGGTTTGACAAGGCGGTGAGCAAGTCCGGCGACGATTACACCGACATCGTTTACATCGGCACCCTGCTCCATTATGACAGCCTGCTGGCCAAGACGCTGACCAATCCGGCCTACCGCTCCATCAAGTACAAGGCGGTGATCCAATTCTCCCAGGCGGATGACCTGTGGCAGCAGTGGGAAAGCATCTTCACCGACCTATCCAACGATGACCGGGAATCTGAGGCGCTGGCCTTCTTCCAGGCGCACAAGGAGGCCATGCTGGAGGGCACCCAGGTCTTGTGGGAGGAAAAGCTGTCCTACTACGACCTGATGGTGATGCGGGTGTCGGAGGGCGAGGCATCGTTTAACTCCGAGGAGCAGAACGAGCCGATCAACCCGGATGACTGCCTGTTCATGGAGGAATGGTTTGACTACTACAACGAGGCGGAGGTCAACTTCGGCGACCCGGCCTTCGATTTCTTTGGGTTCATCGACCCCTCGCTGGGCAAGACCAAGCGGAGCGACTTCTCCGCCATCGTCACCCTGGCCAAGCACAAGGGCAGCGGGTATATGTATGTGGTAGACGCGGACATCGAGCGGCGGCACCCTGACCGGATCATCGCCGATGTGCTGGCCAAGGAGCGGTGGCTCCGGGCCAGCTTCGGCCACGGCTACCGGAAGCTGGGCGCGGAGACAAACCAGTTCCAGTGGTTCCTGAAGGAGGAGCTGGCCAAGGCCAGCGCCAAGGCCGGGCTTTACCTCCCAATCGAGGAGGTGCAGCAGACCAGCGACAAGGTCATGCGTATCCAGACGCTGCAGCCGGATGTAAAGAACAAGTATATCAAATTCAACCGCCGCCACAAGCGGCTGCTGGAGCAGCTGACACAGTTCCCCATGGGGGCGCATGACGATGGCCCGGACGCCCTGGAGGGTGCGCGCTCCATCGCAAAGAGGGTGAAGCGGTTCCGCATCGTGAATCGGGCCGAGTTTGGAATTTAAGGAGGTGGGCAGCTTTGCCGGTCATTTTTATGGAACGCTCTCTGCTGGACAGCCTGACGGAGGCGGACATCAAGGAGATCATTGACGAAAACGAGGGGCACACCAAGTACGCCAGGCTGGAGGGATACTACGAGGGCGACCACGACATCCTCCGGCACAGGAAGAAGGACAGCACCGCCCCCAATAACCGCCTGGTCAACAACATGGCGAAATATATCACGGACACGGCCACCGGGTACTTCATCGGCAAGCCGGTGGTCTACAGCTCCCAAAATGACGCATACCTGGAGGCGCTGCAGGACATCTTCGACTACAACGATGAGCAGGACGAGAACATGGAGCTGGCCAAGGGTGCCAGCATCAACGGGGACTGCTTTGAAATGCTCTACCTGGATGAGGACGCGCAGATCCGCTTCACCAAGGTGCCGCCTGACGGCTGCATTTATATCTGCGAGACGGGGTACAACACGCCCATGGCGGCCATCCGCATCGTGTACTCCAAGGACAAGGACAAGAACATCATCAAGAAGGTGGAGTTCTGGACGGCCCAGGACTGCTGGTATTTCCGCAGCATCAACGGCGGCGCGCTGGAGCTGCTGGACATCCGGGAGCACTATTGGGGGGATGTGCCCTTTGTGGAGTACATCAACAACGAGGAGCGCCAGGGGGACTTTGAAGGCGTGATCACGCTGATCGACGCATACAACCGGGTGGAGAGCAACACGGCGAACTTCTTCCAGTATAACGATGAGGCTCTGCTGAAGGTGCTGAAGATGGGGGCCGTGACCTCCCAGGACATCGCGGAGATGAAGGAAAAGGGAGCCATCATCCTGGAGGACGGCGGCGACATCCAGTGGCTCATCAAAGAGGTGAGCGACACGGCCCTGGAGAACTACAAGAAGCGGCTGCGGGAGGATATGCACATCTTCTCGGCAGTGCCCAACCTGACGGACGCGAACTTCGGCGGCAACCTGTCCGGCGTGGCGGTGTCATACAAGCTGTGGGGGCTGGAGCAAATCTGCGCCATCAAGGAGCGAAAGTTCAAGCGCGGCCTGCAGCGGCGCATCGAGCTGATCACCCACATTCTGAACATCAAGGGCGGCCAGTTCGACTACCGGGACATCGACATCCAGTTCCGGCGCAACAAGCCGCAGAATGTGCTGGAGATCGCGCAGATCATCACCATGCTGTCCGGGGAGCTGTCCCGCGAAACCCGCCTGCAGATGCTGCCTACCATCGACAATGTGCAGGACGAGCTGCAGAAGCTGGAGGAGGAAAAGCAGCAGGAGGTCAACAGCTTCGGCCAGTACAACGCTCTGGCCCAGGCGCTGACCCAGGCCAAGGCCCAGCCGGAGGACGAGGACGGTGAGGGCGCATGAGCTGCTGGACGCGCAACGAGTGGATCGAGGACGCCAAGGAACGGGTGCTGCGCAACACCAAACGGACGGACGATTATGCCAGGGAGGTAATCTTCCTGTATGATGAGGCCGCCTTTAACATCGAGAAGGAGATCGAGGCGCTGTTCGCCAGATTTGCCAAGGACAATGGGCTGACCGAGGAGGCGGCCCGCCAGCTCCTGGAGGGGAAAGAGTTCAGCGTGTGGCGCAAGTCCATCGAGGAATATATCGCCGAGGCATCCGATGCGGCCAAGGGCAGCAAGGCCCTTCTGGAGCTGAACACCCTGGCCATGAAGAGCCGGATCACCCGAAAGGAGCAGCTGCTGGCCAATGTTTACCAGAACATGATCGACCTGGCTGAGGACAGCACCACCAAGCTGGACACCCTGCTGGGCGATATGCTGCAGGTCAACTACTATGAGAGCTGCTTCACGATCCAGCGGGGGATCGGGATGGGGTTCAGCGTAGCAAAGATCAGCGACAAACTCATCAAACAGGTGCTGTCCTTCCCCTGGAGCGAGAAGCACTACTCCGAGGCCGTGTGGGGGGCCTGCGACCACCTTTCGGCGCTGGCCAAGCGGGAGATCACCCTGGGCTTCATCCAGGGGAGCAGCGTCCAGAAGATGGCCCGCGCCATTGATGAGGTGATGGACAAGGGGCGCTACAACGCCGAGCGCCTGGTGCGGACGGAGTGCAAATACTTCTCCAACCAAGGCGAGATCATGGGTTACAAGGAGAGCGGCATCGAGGAATATCAGTTCCTGGGCGGCACCGAGCATTCCGGCAGCTGCACCTGCAGTGAGCTGAATGGGCGAGTGTTCCGAGTAGACGAGGCGGAGGCAGGCGTGAACCTGCCGCCTATCCACCCCAACTGCCTGTGCATCATCAAAGCCCATTTCAAGAAAAGCGTTTTCGACAAGCGAGAGGGCGATCCCTTGGCGGACAACATCAAGTTTCGGGAATGGAAAAAGAAATATGTTGACAGCCCTGCAAGGACTGCTAAAATTGACTTAACAGAACCGGAACAGGCCGCACTGATGAAATACATCAGCAGCGATTCCTACAAGATCAATGACAAGCTGCGCCGGGGCACCGCCCTATCCAAAGGTGACCGGCAATTTGTGGAGGTACTGGATCAGGCGCTGAGAAAGCTCCCGGAGTACCGGGGGACGGTCTACCGATCCCTCGCTATGGGTCTTGAGATTGAGGATGCAGATGCGTTTGTAGCAGAATATGTTGTTGGGAAAGGCAAACAATTTCCCTCATACATTTCTTCTTCATTAGGTGTCTATGATCCTGATATGCCGATTCAATATATCATCACCTCCAGACATGGCAAAGACATGACGATGTTCAATGCCGGTGAGCGTGAGGTCTTGTTTCCAAGAGACACCTGGTTTCATGTTACCAAAGTATCCGGCCACACAATTTATATGGAGGAGATAGAGGATGACTAAGCAGCTGTACAGCGACTCTCGTTGGTGGGACAATCCCAAGCCTAGAACGCCGGTGTGCTGTACTTGTAAACATTATATCGGTGTTGTAGATGGTCATGTAAGCTGCAAGGCGTTTTCCAAAATACCTAAAGATATTCGAAACGATTATGTGATTCATGACCACCCGATTGAAGGAGACCATGGATTCCAGTATGAACCGGAGGATCCAAAGAATGTTCCGAAGTTGATCCCTCGGAAAAAACTCATGCCCTACGACTGATAAAGGGCATTCAAACACGTTAAAAACACCCCTTAAGGGGTGTTTTTATTTATGCCAAAATTGCAAAAGGAGGAATTGATTATGGCAGATATCACCACCGGCACCGCCCCTGCCGCAGGCGGCGAGGGGCAGAACCCCCAGCAGACCAATCAGCAGCCCGCAACGCCCACCGCAGAGCAGCGCACGGCCTTCCAGAAGTTTTGGGACTCCCTCTTCGGAGGCAAGGAGGAACCGGCCCCCGGCTCCGGTGAGGGCACCAAGAAGGACGGCGACCCTGCCCCCAAGGAGGGCGAGGACACCAAGCAGGAACCCCAGGGCGGCAAGAGCTATTCCGAGGCCGATGTGGAGGCCAAGATCGCGGAGGCCAAGGCCGCATGGGAGGCCGAACAGCAGGAGAAGCAGCGGCTGGCCAAGCTGCCTCCGGAGGAGCGGGCCAAAGCCGAGGGCGAGGCCCAGGCGCAGGAGCTGACCAAGCTGCGCACGGAGCTGCTGCAGCGCGACCTGAAGGACGCGGCGGTGAAGAAGCTGACCGATGAGGGCTTCCCTGTGGGACTGGCCGACCTGCTGACCTACACGGACAAGGAGAGCATGGAAAAGAGCCTGCAGCAGACCCAGGAGGTATTCAAGAGCGCGCTGGAGGCCGCTGTGAAGGAGCGCCTGCGGGGTAAGACCCCGGAGGGGCTTGGCGGCGGGGCCAAGGCGGAGAACACCGTGAAAGACCAGATCGCGCAGGGCATCAGAGGAGGCATGATGTAATATGGCCAATGTATTTGAATATGCGAGCGTATTCCAGAGCGAGCTGGACAAGGCCGCCGTGGAGCAGGCCACTTCCGGCTGGATGGAGCTGAACGACAAGCTAGTGCGCTACAACGGCGGCGCGGAGGTGAAGATCCCCAGCATGGACATGGACGGCCTGGCCGACTATGACCGCGACAAGGGCTTTGTGGAGGGTTCGGTCAACCTGAAGTGGGAGACCAAGGAGATGACCCAGGACAGAGGCCGCCAGTTCACCTTCGATGAGAACGAGGTCAACGAGACCAACTTCGTGGTGACCGCAGCCCAGGTCATGGGCGAGTTCCAGCGCACCAAGGTGATCCCGGAGATCGACGCATACCGCTACAGCAAGATCGCCAGCCTGTGCATCGCCAAGGAGCGGGCGGGCTATGAGTACACCCCCACAGAGAACGACATCCTGAAGAAGCTCTACTATGACATCGCGGCGGTGCAGGATGTGGTGGGCGATGAGACCCCGCTGGTGATCACGATGGCCCGCCCCGTGGCCGCCATCCTGGATATGTCCAGCACCCTGTCCAAGAGCCTGAGCGTGATGGACTTCAAGCAGGGCGATGTCACGGTGAAGGTGAAGAGCCTGAACGGTGAGTTCCCCATCATCCGCGTGGGCAGCGGGCGGATGAAAACCAGCTATCAGTTCTATGACGGCACCACTTCGACCCAGGAGAAGGGCGGCTTTGCGGCTGCGGAGGATGCCCAGGACATCAACTGGATCATCAGCCCCCGCACCGCCCCTATCGCCGTGTCCCGCACGGACAAGGTGCGGATCTTCGATCCGGAGACCTATCAGAAGAAGCGGGCCTGGGCGACGGACTACCGCAAGTACCATGACCTGTGGGTACCGGACAACAAGCTGACGGCCATGTGGGTGAACATCAAGCAGGCCAAGGCTGGCGTTGGCGGCTAAGAGGAGGGCTTATCATGATTACTCTGAAGAGACTGAATGAAGTTCGACAGGTGGCCAGCGAAGAGCGGGCCGCCAAGCTGGAGAAGAAGGGCTTTACCCGGATCGGCGGCGCTGCCGAGGAGGAGAGCCGCCCGGTGACGAAGGCTGACCTGGAGAAGCTGGGCGACGCCCTGCTTGACCGGCTGAAGGCGGAGAGCAAGGGCGGTACGAAGAAGGGCGGCAAGCCCAAGGAGGAACCGGATGGATCAGGAACTGGTGAGCCGGATAGCGGCGACGGCGAAAAGTGACCTGCAGCTGCCGGATGAGCAGCTGCCCACCATCGAGCGGTATGTGAAGCGGGCCATCAGCCGCATCCTGGTATTCTGCGGACGGGAGGACTTTCCTCCCCCGCTGGAGGATGTGGCGGCGCAGATTGTGGAGGATATGCTCCGGGCCGACCAGGTGGCCCCATCGGAGAACGATGTGGCCAGCGTCACGCGGGGCGACACCAGCATCAGCTACCGGGACAAGGCCAACAGTCTGAAGGAAACGGTGGTTTTTGTGAAGAACTATGAGAGCCAGCTCATCCCCTTCAAGCGGATGAAGCTGCCGAAGGACTGCCCCACATGACAGAAGCCGACATCCTGGCGCTGACCTATCAGGACAGCTGCTGGGTGTACCGTCCGCAGAAAACGACCCTGCCCTCCGGGGAGAGCGTGTTCCAGAAGGGGCTGGACGGCAGGCAGGTATATGAAAATATACCCTGCGCCCTCTCCAGCCCCTCCGGGGGCAAGCTGGGGAAAAAGGAACCTACCGCCAGCATTGACACCGACTTCCTGCTCTTTGTCCGCCCGGAGGTGGAGATTGAGCCTGGGGACACGGTGAAGGTGATCCGGCTGGGCCGGGAGTACCTGACGGAGGCCGGGCTTGCGGATCGGCAGCCCTCCCACAACAATGTGCCGCTGAAGCTGGCGAAGGCGAAAGCATGAGCCGGACAGAATACCGCTTCGATGGCCTCGACGCGCTGGAGCAGCAGCTCTCCCGCATGATCGAGGAGGAATATCCCGCTGAGTTTCGGGCGATGGTCATTCAGATCGCCCATGAGCTGCAAGGCAAGGTCAAGGAAAAGACCCCACACAAGACGGGCCGCCTTCAGGACAGTTGGAAGGTCGGCCCGATTGTCAAAAAGGGCGACACCTATTATATTGAGGTCTACACCAATGTGGAGTATGCAGAGCCGGTGGAATATGGCCACCGGACACGGGGTGGGCGCGGCTTCGTGCCGGGCAAGCACATGATGGAGCTGTCTCTGGAGGAGCTGAACCAGGCCCTGCCCGGTTTCCTGCGGGAATGGCTCAGCGACTTCATCAGCACCCATGACCTGTGAGGAGGGAGAGCATGGCCACCACCATTTACGAAGCCATCCGCAGTAGCCTGATTGCTCTGCTGAAGGGGCGCTGGCCTGCCTTCGATGTGTTCGGCGAGGGGATCGACAAGACGCAGGAGGCAGGCCAGACAGAGCTGGAGGACTATATCTATCTGGACATCATCCCCTCCGGAAACCAGCCTGCAGGGCGGGGCTACACAGACCGCAGCATCCTGGTGGACGCCGCGATCCACACCAAGGGCGAGAGCAATCTGGAGTACCTGCAGATCAGCCAGGAGCTGGACGATCTGCTGCGCCCAGTATTCCGATTTACCGACAAAGGCGAGGCCAGGGCGGTGACCATTCCCGACCTGGCCTTCAATATTGTGGATAAGGTACTCCACGCTACCTTCACGCTGGCCTTCCGCGACAGCATTGAGGAGCCGGAGGTCCCGCCGCTCATGGCGGAGCTGGAGTCCAATATCCGAACCGACCGAAAGGAGTGATTTTATGGGCTTGCCCGAGATCATCATTGAATTTAAGACCAAGGGCGTGACCGCTATCAAGCGCAGCGCACGAGGCATCGTAGCCATCGTTTTGAAGGATGACACCGAGGAGGGCCAGGCGCTGAACATCTACAAGAGCGTGCTGGATGTGGATCCCACCCACTTCACAGCTCGCAACTACGAGTACCTGAAGCTGGTCTATGAGGGTTCTCCCTCCAAAACCATTGTGTTGAAGGTAGGAACTGCGGTTGAGAACCTGAATCCGCAGCTGAAACAGCTGAACGACCTGAAGTGGAACTACTTGGTGATCCCTGGAATTACGGACGATGAAAAAACCACTGTGTCTGCCTGGATCAAGGAGGCGCGGGATGACCACCATAAGACCTTCAAGGCGGTGCTGCCCAACTGCACAGCTGACCATGAGGGCATTATCAATCTGACTACGGACAACATCACCAGCACCCTGGGTACCACCGCTTTTACCACCGCAGAGTACTGCTGTCGCATTGCTGGCGTGCTGGCGGGGCTGTCCCTGGCCCGGAGCTGCACCTACTTCGAGCTGTCCGACATTACCGCCGCAGATGTACCGGAGGATGCGGATGAACGCATCGACAACGGGGAGCTGGTCATCGTCTTTGACGGCGAGAAGTACAAGATTGGACGCGGCGTGAACAGCCTGACCTCCTTCACCCCGGAGCACGGCCAGGAATTCTCGAAGATCAAGATTATGGAGGGTGTTGACCTCTACCAGGATGACATCCGGGATACTTTCGAGAGCAGCTATGTGGGTAAGGTCATCAATGACTACGACAACAAGCAGGCTTTCGTGGCAGCAATTCTGGCCTACCACAGGGAGCTGGAGGGCGATGTCCTGGACAAAACCTTTAACAACACCGCCGCCATTGATGTAGAAGCCCAGGAGATCTACCTTCAGAGCCAGGGCACCGACACCTCCGACATGGACGAAACAGCCCTGGCCCAGGCGAACACCGGATCCAAGGTCTTTATCGCCAGCAATGTAAAATTTGTGGACGCGATGGAAGATATGAAGCTGACCTGCAATATGTAAGGAGGGCAAAGGCATGAGCAAATTGAGAGGCAACCGCACACTGACGGGCACCTGGGGCGAGATTTGGGTGGATGGCGTACTCATCGCCGAGCTGTCCAAGATTGAGGTCAAGGTGAGCGCCAACCGTGAGGATGTGCAGCTGGACATTGATGTGGACAGCAAGATGACCGGCATCAAGGGCGAGTTCACCCTGACCATCAAGAAGGCATACACCCGGTACAATCAGGTGTTGGAGAGCTGGAAGAAGGGCGTTGACCTGCGTAGCCAGATCATCACCAAGCTGGCCGACCCGGATGCCACCAACGGGCAGCAGGAACGATACAGCATTGACAACTGCTGGTACAACGATCTGCCGCTGGTCACCTACGAAAAGGGCGGCCTGATCGAGGAGGAGGCCACCGGCGGCTTCACCCCGTCCGATATGGTCAACCTGGACGCTATTTCCGCATAAGAGGAGGAACCGAACATGGACACTGAGAAGAAAAAGACCCTGGCTGACTTTTCCCGCCGCGCCCTGCAGCGACTGAAGGACAAGAAGATCCCCAAGCGGCAGACCCTGCACATCCCCAGCATGGATATGGAACTGACGATCCGCAGCCTGGACTATGGGGAGATCATGGAGTGTATGACGCTGGAGGACAACGGCGACATCAAGCGCAGTGACAAATACAGCATCTACTTGGCTGCTGTGGAGCCAAACCTGCGGGATGTGGCCAGGGAGATCATGGGACAGGAAGCTGAGCTGCCCCCGGAGGAACGGGAGCTGAAGGAGCCGCTGGACATCGTGAATATGTTTGACCTGTCTGAGATCACGCAGATCTCCACGGCCATCATGGAGCTGTCCGGCGCAATGAACGGCAAGGTGACCGTTGTTGAAGATCTAAAAAAGTAATTGCCCAGGACGGCGATGCATACCTGCTCCACTACTACATCCAGAAGGGATGGAAGGCAGAGGAGTTTTTAAATCTGGATCTTGAGTCCAGATTTTTTTATCAGGCATCTATGCTGGTCGCCTTGGATGAACGGGCAAAAATGTTCTCGCTTGAATAGGAGGTGAGCCGCCGATGGGCGCGGTCAAAGGCGCAATTTCCATTAAAGATAATATGTCGGCGGTGCTCCGCAGCATCAAGCAGGAGCAGAGTGCCTTCCGGCGTGATGTGCAGCGGACACGCCGGGAACTGGAGTCCACCTGGGATCAGAGACGCACAGCCAGGCTTGACGCTACAGCGGCAAACCGGACTGCGCAGCAGCTGCGGCAGCGACTTGAGCCGCTGCGTCAGAAAATCGTCACCGCCATGGCCATCAAGGATATGGCCAGCGACAAGGTCAAGGCGGTGGGTAATAAGGTCAAGGCGGTTGGAAAGATGATCGCCACGCCGGTGGTCAAGCTGAAGGACGGCGTGACCGCCGGGCTGTCTAAGATCAAGGGCCAGCTGACAAGCTTGGCAAAGACGGTGGCCATCCCGGTGACGCTGGCGGCCACGGTAGTCGTGGGCGGTGCCATCAACCAGGGGGCTGCGCTGGAACAGAGCATCGGCGGCGTGGAGACCCTGTTCAAGGAAGATGCCAGTGTGGTAAAGGCCAATGCGGACGCAGCATTCCGCACAGCTGGCCTCTCCGCCAACGCCTATATGGAGCAGGTGACCAGCTTCTCTGCTTCGCTGATCAGCAGCCTGAGCGGTGACACCGCAAAGGCGGCTACCGTCGCGGACATGGCGCTGATCGATATGGCGGACAACGCCAACAAGTTCGGCACCGATATGGAGTCCATCCAGAACGCTTACCAGGGTTTCGCTAAGCAGAACTATACCATGCTGGACAACCTGAAGTTGGGGTACGGCGGAACCAAGGAAGAGATGCAGCGGCTCCTGTCGGATGCACAGAAGCTCACCGGAACTAAGTACGACATCGACAATCTGGCCGATGTGTATAACGCCATCCACGCCATCCAGGAAAACCTGGGCGTGACGGGGACAACGGCTAAAGAGGCCAGCTCAACCTTCAGCGGCTCTTTCTCTGCAATGAAGGCCGCCGCACAGAACTTGCTGGGGAATATGGCCATCGGCGGGGATGTGACCGGCTCCATGAAGGAGCTGGTCTCCACCGCCTCCACCTTCCTGCTGGACAACGCCATCCCCATGGTGGGCCATGTCATCACTTCCCTGCCGGAGGCCATCCAGACCGGGCTGCAGACTGCCGCACCCAAAATCAAGAGCCTGGGCGCTGGGATCGTCAAGAGCCTGCGGGATGGCATCGTTAGCTTCCTCCCCTCCGGCATGGGCGGCATCGTCGATGACCTGTTCAGTGCAATCGGGGACTTCAAGAGCGGGTTTGCGGCCATGCAGCCGCAGCTGGCCAGCTTCGGTGCATCTGTCAAGGCCACCCTGCAGCAGGTGAGTGTGGCGGTCATGCCTGCCATTACCAGCATTATACAGACCGTGCAGACGGTCATCCCCTCGGTGCTGCCTGTGATCCAGACGGTGGTGGGCACCATCGGCCAGGTAATCAGTGCGGCGGCTCCGGTCATTGCCGGGCTGGTGCAGGGCATCGGGACGGTCATTTCCACCCTGGCCCCTGTGTTCCAGGTCATCTTCGACGGCATCGGCCAGAAGGTCGGCTCCGTGCTGTCCTTCATCGGCAGCAAGATGGGATGGATACAAGAGATCATCAGCACGGTGATGCCGGTGGTAGCTGACATACTGACCACTGCCTGGTCGGTCATTTCCCCAGTTATCGATATTGCAATCAGTGTGTTTAAAGTCCTTTTCAATGTAGTGCAAACGGTCTTTAATGGCATTGCCAGTGTCATCAGCAGTGTGTGGGACAAAGTGAAGCCCATTGTCGAGGGTATCGGGAACGGCCTAAGCTGGATTGCAGATAAGGTCGGCGGCCTGTTCGGGTTCGGAGGTGGTGGCGGAGGCGACACAGGCTCCAATGCGGAAGGCACCAACAACTGGCGCGGTGGCCCCACCTGGGTGGGTGAGCAAGGGCCAGAGCTGATCGACCTGCCCCGTGGGACACGGATCCTGCCCAACAAGGAGAGTGTGCAGCTGGCCAGCAGCTTGCAGAAGATGCGGGAAGCTACAGCAGCGCAGAGTGCCACCCCTGTCCCGGCTAATGCGCCGATCCGCAGGAGCGGAGGCTCCTCTTCAGCCGCGTCAATCATCCAGGTTACCCTGGCAAAGCTGGCCGACACCATTGTAGTACGGGAAGAGGCCGATATTGATAAGATCGGCGAGAAGGTCGCCAAGGAAGTGGTGCTGGCCGTGAAGAACATGGTGCCTGCGCCCGCATAAGGAGGTGGCCGCTTGAAGCAGCGCATCATTGAATTGAGCTATAACAACCATGAGGAGATGTTCAATCTCCCCATCAACCCCTCGGAGTTTGAGTTCTCTGAGGCACAGAACAACCAGAAGATTACCTTGCTGAATATCGGCGAGGCAAACCTGATCGGACACCGGGGCCTGGTAACAGGCTCCCTGTCCAGCTTTTTCCCGGCCCCATCGTCCCCCCTGGCCCGTTACGCTGACCGGGAGCCGATGGAGTATATCCGGCTGCTGGAGAAGTGGAAAACCAGCACACAGCCCATCCGCGTCATCATCAGCGACTGTGACTTCAATCTGGCCATGAGCATCGACAAGCTGACTAGGAAGCACCGGGAGGGGGACAAGGATGTGTACTACACCCTGGTGCTGTCCGAGTACCGCTTTCTGAATATCCCGGCAGTAAAGATGGCGTCCCAGCAGCAGAGCGACACCAACGGGCTGAACAATCGCCCCAACACGCAGACAGCCCCCAAGAGCTGCACAGTGGTGGCCGGGGACTGTCTGTGGAACATCGCCAAGAAGTACTATGGCGACGGCTCCCAGTACACGAAAATCTATGAGGCCAACAAGGGGACAATCGGGAGCAACCCCAACCTGATCAAACCTGGACAGAAGCTGGTGATCCCATGAGCTATGAACTGAACGCCGGGGGGAAGCAGCTGGCCGAGGTCATCGAAAAGGTCACCTGGAGCGGCGACAGCAAGCAGGTGGCCCGGAAGCTGGTATTCACGGTGGCCAACAAGGACAGCGACCGCTTTCTCCCGAAAGTGAACATCAACGAGGGCGACCAGGTGCAATTCCTGGAGGACGGGAAGCTGCTCTTCAGCGGCCCGGTCTTTGATATTGAGAAGTCCGGCAGCGGGAATGTGGTGACCTACACCGCCCTCGACCTGATGTTCTATGTCACAAAGTCCGACATCAACCGGGTGTTCGACAACGAAACCCCGGAGGCCATCACTGCCTGGATATGTTCCCACCTGGGGATCCCCTTCGGCTCGGCTGCAGCCACGGGGATCCCCGTTTATATGCCATGGCTGGGAAAGAAAGCGTATGACGGCATTATGGCGGCCTACACAGCCGCCAGCCGGAAGAACGGCAAGAAATACATCCCCCTGATTAAAAACGCCACACAGCTCCATGTAATCGAAAAGGGGGCGTTTTGCGGGGTGGTGCTGGACGGCTCCTACAATTTGACGGAGGCCAATTACAAGACCAGCCTGCAAAACCTGGTTGACCGGGTGCTGATCACAGATAAGGACGGCAACCAGATCGGCGTGGTGGAGGACACAGCCGCCCAGCAGAAGTATGGCGTGGTGCAGACGGTCTACAAGCAGGAGGACGGCAAGGACGCACAGACCGAGGCCAAGGCCCTCCTGCAGACGCTGGAGCAGACCGGCAGCGTCACCGGTTGTCCAGGAGACAGCCGGGCGGTCAGCGGTTACGCGCTGATCGTCCAGGAAACCACTACCGGGCTATTTGGCAAGTTCTATATTGAGAGCGACACCCACACCTTCACGGACGGCAAACACGAGATGGCCCTGACGCTGGCCTTCTCCAACATGATGGACGAGAAGGAGATTGAAAACCAATCCCAAGGATAGGAGGCGAGAGATATGTCAAGATGGGCTGTAGAGATGGCCGAGGCTCTGCGCGGTGACGGCTCCAGCGGCACGGACGGCACCTGGCGGTTTGCAACCGTCAATACCACCACCCCGCTGACCATCAAAGCACATGATCAGGTGATCTCGAAGCACCTCTACAAAAGCGCCTCCCTGTCCCTCCAGGCCGGGGATGAAGTGCTGGTGTATGAATCCGGCGTCGCGTTTTATGTTATCGCAAAGGTGGTGCCAGCATGAGCATATTCCCCTTTATCAGCCCGGAGGTTTTGGAATCCTCCGAGAGCAGTGAGCTGCCGATGTTTCGGGAGTACGCATACGACTTTGAAAACAACTGCCTGCTGCTCCGTGATGGGAACACCTACCTGGTGGAGGGCAATGAGGCATTGCGGATATGGATATTCAAGGCGCTGACTACAGAGCGATTCCGCTACACCGCCTATGACGGCGCCTTCGGCAGCGAGATCCACACCCTGATCGGCAGCGGCCTGCACTCGGAGATTGTGACTTCCGAGCTGAAGCGGTTTATCATCGAGGCGCTGATGGTCAACCCCTATATTTTAGAATTGAGCAATTTCCAGTTTACACGCACCGACAGCGGGGTGCAAGTCGAGTTTGACTGCACCACAGTTTACGGGGCCGAGCAGATTGAATGGGAAGCCAAGGAGGTGAGAGTGGCATGAGTGAGGAAACCATGGACTTCAGCGCATCTGCTGTGCTGAAGCGTATGCGGGACAGCCTGCAAAACCCTGTGAACAAGATCGAGGGCGGCTTCAGCATGGATAACCTGCAGGCTGTGGCCGAGGAGATGGCCCGCATGGACGCGATGGAGGTGCAGCCCATCCCCGACCATGTGCTGCTGGATACCGCCGAGGGCGAATATCTCGACCGGAAGGCTCTGGACTACAACGAAACCAGAAACCCCGCCGCAGCGTCGGTGGGAAACCTTCTATTCACCGGGGAGCCGGGGACGGTTATCCCGCTGGGCACAGAGGTTTTGTACGGCACACTGGCCTTTGCAACCACTGCAACAGCACAGATCAACACGGAAGGTTACTGCGAAATCGGAGCCAGGTGCCAGACAGCGGGCACCGTGGGGAATGTGGCCATCGGCACCATTACGGCGCTGCGCACGGCCATTTCCGGTGTCGCATCTGTTACCAACACCGCCCCTTTTGGTGGAGGAGCAGAGGCTGAGAGTGATGAGTCCTTCCGAAACCGGGTGCTTGAGAAGATCCGGCGACCCATCACAAGCGGAAACAGAAACCATTTTATTTACTGGGCAAAGCAGGTGCCAGGCGTGGGCGGTGCCAAATGCCTGGGCGCAGAGGTATGTGGAGCAGGCAAGGTCAAGCTGATCATCCTCTCCGACAAGTACAGCGCGCCGGATGAGGTGGTCTTGGACAATGTAGAGGCCCACATTGAGGCGGAACGCCAGATCGGGGCCGATGTGACGGTGGTGGCCGCCACGCCCAAGGCCGTTACCGTGGTGGTTGCGGTCACGGTGGCCAGCGGGCACAACATCACGGACATCCGCCAGAATGTCCAGGCGGCTCTGCAGAGCTACATTGAGAGTGTAAACCGGGAGGACTTCGACACCGCGCCTGTCCGGGGCGATGAAAACCGGAAGAGCAGCATCAGCTATTACCGGATCGGTGACCTTATCTTCGGCGTGGACGGCGTGGCGGATATTATCAGTTACACCCTGAACGGGCAGCTTGCCTCCCTCACATCCGGCTACGAGGAATATTTCACGCTGGAGGAGGTGGAGATCAGTGCCGATCAATGATACGTTTATGCTTCCCAAGCAGGTGCGGACAATGGCGCAGATGGCAGACCTCCTCCAAGCGGAGCAGACGGAGCTGACGCAGACGCAGCGCACCATCGCCGCGCTGGAACAGCAGTTGAACATCAGCACCAGCACTTTCCTGCTCCCCCGCCATGAGCGCCTGTTCGAGCTGCCGGTCAACACTGCGGAAAGCCTGGAAGCACGGCGGGCCAAGGTGCTGGCAAAGCTGATCACGCGCGGCACCACTACGGTGGAAGCAATTCGGGAGATGGTGCGGATCGTCACGGGATGCGAGGGCGCAGTCGAGGAGCATTTCAGCCAGTATGCCTTCACCGTTATCGTCTACCTGCTGTCTGAGAGTGTTTTCCCCAACCTGCCGGAGCTCATCCGGCAGATTGATGGGATCAAACCAGCCCACCTGATATTTGATATTACGGGTGCGTTCCAACCCACCAGTTTGAAGAACAGAAACGAGTTCTCCCTGTACCGCTTGAAGATGCGTTCCTGTTTTGCCAACACCAGGGGGCAACATGTAGTGCGGTTTGACGGAGAGGCCGATTTTGATGGCAGCGTTATGTTTAACCAGTTTTTCAGCGGGATTACATTCCGGTCCATGGCCCTCCGAACTGCATTTCCTGTGCAGGAGGAGGTCAGCGCGACGGTGACCATGGATAACTGGTATGCCTTCGATGGGACGGCCATCTTTGATGGCACACGAAAATTCAATGCCCAAATTGTTCAGGAGGAGTTTTAATGAACGAAAATAGCGTGATTACCAAGACACGCCGCAGAAAGCTCTGCATGGCCGCCAGTGACCCGGAAAAGCCGCTGGCCGTCATTACCCATGTGGCCTTCGGCAGCGGAGGCGTGAATGTCAGTGGGGAGCCAATCGTGCCCACGGAAACGCAGACTGCGCTCAACAGCGAACTGGCCCGCTATGAGGTGGAGAGCGTGACCTACCCGGACGAAACCACAGCCCGCTATACGGTGACCATCCCCAAGGATTCCCTGGTGGGCAAGGAGATCAACGAAGCGGCGCTGGTGGACAGTGATGGAGATTTGGTGGCTATTAAAAACATGTATTCAAAAAAGAAGGACGAAGGTGTTAGTTTTACCTTTGAATTCGATGACGAGTTTTAACTTAAAGGAGATATAGCTCATGGCTGAAGAATTTTACCAACTCCCGGAAAGCCCGGTTTATAATGCGGAGACCATCCGTAAGATCCAGGACACTGATCCGGTCCGGGCCAGCACCATTGTTAATCCCGTAATTTCCAGGCTCATTGAAAATACACATGCCGTTAAGAAACTTGCTGATAAAGCACAGCAGGAGGCTGCATCTGCTGCTGCGGCGGAAGAATATAGCTCCGAGTCCGTCTATAATGCGGGGTCTTACTGCACTCGCGGGGGAAAGCTATACAAGGCTAACCAGGATATTTTGTCGGCTGAGCCATGGACAGAAGCACATTGGACAGAAACTAATATCGCCGCAGAGCTTGTAGCTATTTATACGGCCTTGTCGAATAAGGCGCCTAGTGGATATGGGCTGGGAACCTTTGGCCCCGTCATTAGTGACCTGAA